ACATCTTTGTTTCACCAAACGTATGGCAGGCTTTGGGTGCACAGCTTGATGTTGATAAGCGCCCAGTGTTTCCATACGTGGGTGCAGCTGGACTTATGGGTGTCAATGGTATGGGCTCTGCTGATATCACTGTTGCTAACACTTTCAACCCATTTGGCTTGAACCTTGTCGCAGATCGCAACTTTGCGGCTGGCACAATGGTTGTAGCTCGTGGCGCTGCAATAGAGTTTTATGAAAGCATCCGCGGATTGCTTACTCGTGACGAACCATCAACACTGGGCAAGGTCATGTCGTATCACGGCTATGCCAGCCTCTTTGTTGCTGATGCAACTCAAGTACAAAAAATCGCACTTGCTTAGTCCGAAAGGCGGCTACCGCCGATGGCTACATACACAGTCACTTTTAAGCAACTGCTAGACAACTATGCAGTGCTACAAACACTGACCGATACTGAAATAGAGGTGGGGCAATCCATCACTGTTGCCACTGTCGGTGCACCGTTTAACGGCACCTTTGTGGTTTATGCCATGCCCAAGTATGAGTACATCGGCATAGACACAGAAGGTGATCTGTTATTCAACAGCAATGTCAGCATCCCTAACCAGGTGCTCTTTGCTTGTACCGGTGCTGATGTTGGCCGCATTGCATCGGCTGGCACAATTACCTATACGCAGAACTGCACATGGGTAACAGTGGCAGAATTGGTTACATACCTTGGCGTGGATATCACTAACCCAAGTGATGACTACACGCTTGCTTCTCAGGCCCGAGCTGCTGCTAACGACTTTGCTTATCGGCGCAGGCAAGAGTCTGGCTATTTTGATAGTCTGACCACAAGCCCGGGCCACGATGTCACGCTGGGTACGCTTATGTATGCAGCGGCATTGTGGCGCGCGCGAGGCTCAGTACAGGACACTTTTGCCACGTTCGATGGTATGGGCTCTGCAAGCGTCTCAGCGATGACACCAGTCATTAAGCAGTTACTGGGCATACCACGCCCAGCGGTGGCGTAATGGCCTTTACAGACCTTCTCAACGAAGCCATAGATGATGTGGCAGCCAAGATAGCCACGGTGTCTGGTTTAAGGGTTGTAACAGATGCAACCAAGATTGTGCCTAACTGTGTCTTTATTGACGCCCCATCGTTCACCACGTTTGCTGGCAACGGCAACATCCTCAATGTGTCCTTCCCCATTAAAATCCTTGGCTCTGGCCCTGCTGGCCTGCCAGTGCTACGCCAACTGCTTAGCACCACAGCCAAAGTTATTTCGAGCAAGGTGATCGTGATGAACGGCCAGCCCACTGCCTACCTTATTGGTGGTGCAGAATATCCTTGCTACGACCTAGTAGTATCCGTACAGGCACAGACAGCGTAAGGCGAATCATGTACACAATCATTAGTTCAAGAATCGGAACACCGGGCGACAAGTTCGAGCCTTCCGAGGACACCAACATTGAAGCCCTCATTGAGGGTGGCTTCATCAAATCCGACAAACCATCTACAAAATCTGCTAAAACAGAAGAAACATCTCTAGGAGAGTAAACCATGGCTTCAGCAACATACCTTTCAAACCCAGGCGTAATGATTAACAGTGTCAATTTAACGGATATGTGCACTAGCGCAACCGTGCGAAATCGCGCCGAGGCTCTTGAAGCCACTGCATTTGGAAGCACATCAAGGTCATTCGTGGCTGGTTTGTCAGATCAGGAAATTGTGCTCGACCTTTACATGAGCTATGCAGCTACCGAAACTTACGCAACACTTGCAGCTCTTGTCGGCACAGTTACAACCGTTAAGGTTGCAGTAACTGACGCTGCTCTGACTACTGCCACTGCGACAGCCCCTCGATTCGAACTAGTGGGCACCTATTTAGAAGAGCTACCAGTCATCGATGCAACGATGGGCGAGCTAAGCACCATTTCAATCACGTTTCGCGGTGGCGTTCTTTCCACCATTGTTTCTTAACTAAACCAACAAGGGAAACCCGACATGAAACTAGAGCTGCGCGCAGACATGGGCGAAGGCCCATTTACAGTAACTACCAACCTTTGGTGTGTTACCCAATGGGAACGCAAGTTCAAAACTAAAGCGTCAGAGATGGCCAACGGCATTGGCATAGAGGACTTGGCCTTTCTGTGCTGGGCAGCGTGTCAAACCCACGGCCAGGTCGTTCCGATTGTCTTTGATGACTTCATAAAAAAATTGGTCAGCCTTGAAATTGTTAGTGAGGAAACTGACCGCCCTTTCTCCGAGGCACCTACCGACATTCTTTAGCGGGGGTGCTTATTGCCACAGGCTTCTGGCCACGTGAGATAGAGTTCACAACTGACGACCTCTCGACAGTCATCAAAATGATTAATGAAAGTCGGAAAAAGTAATGAGCGCAAATGTTGGTATAGAAGTTCTGGGCCTGAAAGAGGCGCTGAAAGAACTTAACCGCATTGACCCAAAACTGAGACGACAAATTACCCGTGACTTCAAGCAGATTGTCAAGCCAGTAATTACAAAGGCCGAAGCGCTACTGCCAAGCGGTGCACCACTGTCGGGCATGGCACGATCATGGAAGGGCAAGTCAGGCGCTGACATTATGAGCTGGATGGACAACCGGGTCAAAAAGAACCTCAAGCCTTTTACTAGTGGCAAGCAAGTCCGGGATTCTTTCAGTGGCTACCGCCAGAACCTTGGCGTGTTCGGTGTGCGTTGGGCTGGGCCTCAAGCCACAATCTTTGACATGGCAGCAGAAGGACAACTGTCCGAGAACCTGACCGCCAAGTACGGCCAGCCTTCACGTGTTATTTACCGCGCTTACAATTCCGCGTATCAAGATGTAAACCGTCAAGTGACCGAGTTGGTAAACAAAGTTATGCAACAAACTAACAATGCAATGAGAATCTAAATGAGTGTCGTACTTAACATCGTTTCGGCTTTTGATGAAAAGGGCATAAAGCGCGCCCAGAAGGCCTTTTCACAGCTTGAGACAAATACGCAAAAAGCGTCTTATGCCTTGAAGCAGTACGGTGGCCCTGCAGCCATCGCTGCCATTGGTGCTATTACTGCTGGATTGACTAAGGCTGTTAAAGCAGCTGCTGAAGATCAAAAGAGCCAGGAACAGTTAAAGATTGCGCTTGAGAACACTGTCGGCGCTAACAAGTTGCAGGTCGCTGCGGTGGAAGATTCCGTTACGGCGCTTATGTACCAAACAGCCACGGCTGATGACGCTCTTAGACCGGCACTTTCCAAACTTGTCCGAGCCACAAAGGATGTCACGCAGGCACAGTCCCTATTAAAACTGGCACTAGATATTTCTGCTGGGTCGGGCCGTGATCTCACCTCAGTTTCTACCGCGCTCTCACGTGCGGCCCTTGGCAACTTCACTGCCCTTACTCGCCTTGGTATTCCTCTCGATCAAAACGCTGTCAAAGCCAAAGACCTTGACGGTGTCCTTGGCAGTCTGTCTGCCTCTTTTGCTGGCGCTGCTACAAAGAACGCCCAAACTTTTGAAGGTCAAGTCACCACACTAAAGATTGCGCTAGGCGAACTAGAAGAAACAGTTGGTAAGCAACTAATCCCAATTCTTAGCGACTACGCCCAAGTGCTTGTTAATTTGACAACAGACACGCAAGGTGCAGAGTCATCTACTAAAACTTGGCTAGGTCGTATCAGTACCGGCATCCAAGAAGTAGCCAAGAACACCCCAGCCCTTGGGCCGTTTCTTAGAGTTATTGGTCTTGTCAATAATGAGGTAGCTGACCAAGCCGAATATCTAAGGCGTCTTAATTTGCCGACAAGTAATGTCACAAAGAACATTAAAAACCTGACTGTTGCCCAAGACGCCAACTCGAAATCTACCAAGACTTCAACATCAGCAACAGATAAAGCCAAAGCGGCTGCAGCGGCATACGCCGATTGGCTTGCCAAGGCTGAAGCACAAACAGCCAAACTACGCCAAGAAACCCAAGACCTTGCCGATGCTTTGCGAGAGAAACTGAACTTGCAACTAGATGATGCAGTGAGCAAACTGGCTGATGCCCAAGGCGCTTTCGATGCTTTTGGCAAAGGTGTGGGCGCAGCCATTACTGGCTCTTTCAACTTTGGTGACGCCCAATCAGAAGTCGCTGGGAACGCTGCCGATGTTAAAACAGCCTTACAAAAGCAGGCTGACGCTCAAGCCAAAGTTAATAAGGCACAGGCAGATTTTAACTTCTTTAAGCGTGATGATTATGCGGCCATTCTCGCTGAAGCCATGGGTGAGTTGGCATTAGCCAGCGAAGAAGTTGTAGCCACACAAGCAAAGCCAATGACATTTTTTGACGCATTGGCTAAGCAAGCCCAAAAGGCTAAAGACTTTGGCGTATTGGTAAACAGACTTATTGCTGCCGGACTATCAGAAACCGCGCTGTCACAAGTGTTGGCGGCTGGTGTCGATGGCGGTTCTGCTATCGCCACCGAGATTCTTGACTCAGCAGATGGTGTTCTCAAGGCGAACACGCTGACACAATCCATGACTGATTTGGCAAACGAAATGGGTAAGCGAGCAGCTGCAAAGTATTACGGCGCTGGTGTCTCGTCAGCCACTGAGTTCCTTAAAGGCATTAACGACACCATTAAAACTGTTGAAACTGTGCTGGCTAAACCCAATCTTGACCAGATAGATGTGATCACGGCTGGCGTTGGCGCTATGAGCCCTGAAGCCATTACTGAATTGCAGGCTGAGATTGGCCGTTACTTGCAAGGTGGAAACTTTGGCATGGGCACTCTTATGGCTGAGGGTGGCGTAGTCAGACGCGCTACCACTATCACCGCTGGTGAGGCTGGGCCTGAGGCAATTATCCCTCTTGACCGCATGAGTGAGTTTGGCTTTGGCGGTGGCGGTGCAAACGTAACTATTAACGTCAATGGCGGCGACCCACAATCAGTGGTAAACGCGCTACGCACTTATATGCGTCAAAACGGATCTGTACCTATTGCGGTGAGCAACATCTACTAATGGCTATTCAGACATACACAGTTTCGTACAGCACAGACAATGTGACTTATACGGCGCTAACCAATGTGCAAAACATCACTGTAAACATTGGCCGTCAGGAACAGTTGAGCCAGTACAGCGCTTCTACTGCTTCTGTGTCTTTGCGCTATCCCACAGGTTTTGCATCACCTATTACTGCTTTAGTTACTGGCACTTTTATTAAAATTGCTAACGCAACATCAGGCAAAAACACGCTTATTGGGACTATTAACAATGTAACTGCCCGTTACGGCATTCCTTATGTTGGTGGGGTCGGTAATGCTGACTATCTTGACTTTTCGGTTGAGTGTTCTTTTGCTCGATTAGGTCGTGCCCAAGGTGGTGGCTACGCAATGGGCGCTGCTTCTTTTGGTTCTCAGTTAAATACGGCCTCTTCACAATCAGGCGTAAACATGACGTACAGCCTAGCTTCTAGCCCTAGCATGGCTGGCACCACCGTGTCGGGCACTTGGGGCGACTGGCTCAACAGGTCACTAATGACGACTAACTCACGCATGATTGACGCGCTATACACTGGCGTGCTTGTGGTGTCACCTTTTGACTACACAGCCTCGGATGTCAATTTCAGTGATACAGCGAACGATGCCACTAACCAGGTGTACGACCAGATTGACTTCACCAGCCTTGCCGACAACTACTACACACAGGTAACGGTAGACCCTGAGGGTTTTGCAGCTCAGACTGTTACACAGGCTGGCGCGGTTAAGCCGTACCGGACATTACAAACCAACACTTTTAACGCCTCGACTAGCCAGGCCACAGACTTTGCCAATTATCTGCTTGGGGCTTATGGTGGGCAGACTTTTGCTATCGGCTCGTTTTCGTGTTCTGCTGAGGCTCAAAACACTTTCAAGCTTGACCAGATTGGTGCTGGCGCTACCTCTGGGGCTTCGAATGTGATTGGGGCGCAGGTGTCTGTGGCGTTTCGTGGCACGACTTTTCAGTGCATTGTTGAGGGTGTCACTATTTCGGCTACGCCTGCTGGTTCGCGCTACACGTATTTCGTGTCTGGCGATGCCCTGAACAATTATCTGCTTTTGGATAATGCGGTGTTCGGGCGACTTGACTACAACAGATTAGGATACTGATATGGCTATAAAAACGTTTACGACTAGTGAGGTGCTGACGGCTGCCGATACGAACACGTATTTGGCTAACTCAGGGCTGACCTACATCACGAGCGCAAGCCTTACAGGGGTGACAAATACTTTTTCTAACTGTTTTAGTACCACTTACGACTCTTACAGAATTGTTATTAGCAACTTAAACAACGCTACTGGTAGTACTCGCCAAATGTCTTTAAGAATGGGAACTGACGCAAGCGCACAATACGGCGCTGGCGAACAATACATTTATGGTGCTGGTAATTCGGGTGTTACAGGTTCAACAGCGCAAACTGAATCTAAATTAGGCAACATTTCTATTGCTAACGCCCAAGGATTATTTATTGATATGGCTAACCCTTTTCTAACGAGTGCAACTACATGGGCTTTTCAGATGCTGACTTATCAATCCGATGTTGCTGCATGGGTGTACAGAACGGGCTACGGCGTAAAAGATTCAATAACTTCCTACACAGGTTTCCAAATTATTGGCACGACCGACAACCTTTCTGGGCTTGTCACTATTTACGGATATCGAAAAGCATAAAAATGAGCAACGCTGAACCAACACTAGGAATGTGGCACGACGCATTAACGGGCGAAACCGTGACACGAGAACTAACATCGGAAGAAATAGTGGAATTACCTAAGGCAACAGATGAAACACCTACTGCTGATTAGCGCCACCCTCATAACCCTCACAGCCTGTGCAGACCGTGAACGCCTCAACTGCCCACCAACCAAAAACAAAGCCCTACGCGGCGTCACCGAAACAATATCACCCGACACAACCACACCAACCCTTTACGGCAAAGGCGGAAAGTGCGTATGAAACTACGACCACGACTAACCAACTCAGAAATAAAAGCAAGACTCGTATTGTTTATCGCAATCGGCCTTGTATTCGTGTTTGTGTTTTCAATCATCGCAATGCTCATCAACCTTCTCTATGTAACACAACCAGTAGAGATGTCTCAGATGGATGCTGAAACTTGGAAAACCCTAAATCCGCTACTAATGACCCTCGGGGGAGCCCTCGTGGGTGTCGTCGCAGCCAATAATTTGAAGGACAAAGAACCACCACAAGAACCGCCTGCACCATGAAATACACCGGGTACGACAAAACAGCCACAGCCAAAATGGCAGG